ATTCGTTTGTGCATTCCCTGTCACGGCCGATGCCAGGGTCGAAAAGGGGATGGTCCCTACGATGTTCGCAGACTGGATGTTCGAAAGGGCCTGCCCGGACCCGACGATGAGGCCAGAGACGGCCAGGGATGACAGCGTCCCAACGGAGGTTATGTTTGTCTGCGCTGCAGCAGAGACGGACGACGCCAAAGGAACCGATCCGACGATTGCAGAGCCCGGGATGTTCGTTAGTCCAACACCATCTCCAGAGATTGTGCCACCGATGAGAGATCCAGTGACCGATAGGGCGGTCAGGGTTCCCACGGAGGTGATGTTGGGCTGGGCGTTTCCGGTGACTGCTCCGGCCGTAGTTGCAAAGGCGACGGTCCCGGTGATGTTCGAGACGGAGAGGTTCGAGAGGGCCGAGCCATCACCCGCAAATGACCCAGCCGTGACCATTCCAGAGACGGCCAAGGAGGTCAGGGTTCCGACGGAGGTTATGTTGGTCTGTGCGCTTCCAGCTACGCTTTGTGCCAAAGCTACACTCCCCACGACATTCGAACCGGTGATGGACGACAGGGCCTGTCCAGTTCCGGTGATGAGTCCAGAGACGGCCAGGGCACTCAGAACTCCGACGGATGTGATGTTGGTCTGGGCGTTCGCAGTAACCACCACGGCCGCCCCGACGGCCCCCACAACGTTCGACCCAGGGATGTTGGAAATAGCCGAGGCATCCGAGGCAATAAGCAACCCTGCGACGCGGAGGCCGGTCAGAATTCCCACGGAGGTAATGGCCGATTGGGCCGACTGTGTGACAATCTGTGCGCTCCCGACCGTTCCCGAAACATTCGAACCGGTGATGGAGGACAGTGCCTGCCCGGTCCCAGCTATGATTCCAGAGACGGAAAGAGAACTCAGAGTCCCGACCGAGGTGATGTTTGGCTGTGCGTTCCCCGTGACTGCGACGGCCGTCCCGACGGTCCCCGCCACATTCGATGCATTTAGATTCGAAATTCCAGACCCGTTCGAGGCGGTGAGCAACCCGGTGACGGTGAGGGCGCTTAGAATTCCTACGGAGGTGATGTTTGGTTGGGCGTTCCCAGTGACTGTCACGGCTTGCCCGACGACCCCGGTGACGTTCGCCCCGGTGAGGTTCGAGAGTCCCGATGCGTTTCCTGAATAGAGGCTGGCTATGACTGTATTGAGGTTCGAGACTCCATAAACGTTGAGGGTGCTCGCGCCATAGACCACGGCTGAATTGACGGTCAGGTATCCGACATTCAGAGTGTCTATGTTAGCCGTTCCGAGGACGTACAGGTTCGAGCCGGGCGGTGGGTTCGAGAGGGTCCCGATCGATACTCCATTCTGATACGCGACGTTCCCGTTTATGGTGGTCCATTGGGACGAGAGGATGGCGACGTTCGCAGCCTGTGTGATGAGCCCGTACTGGTCGACAGTTCCCTGAAAGACGTTGGCGGACGAGCCGTACTGACCTGGCGTGACCCCAGAGAATGGCAAATTTGTATTTGAAAATGTCCCAAAGAGATTCGAGGCGTTGAGATTTGCGAGACCTGAGGCGTTCCCGTAGTACGCGCCAGAGACTATGGATCCAGTGTTTATGATACCAGAGACATTGAGAACCGCGTAGCTGATATTGGATATGATGGAGCCTGACACGTACAAATTCCCCGTGAAAGTTCCATCCTGACTGATGATGTTCCCGCAAATGACATTCCCGTTCGTGTCGAGGACATTCGAGGCGATGATGACATTTGCCGGTGGGCACGGCTGTGCGGGAGCCGATATATACCCCCCATTGGCGATGGAGTCGCACATCTAGTAGGTACGGAGAAAAAGGGCCTGTGGCTCTTTCCGCCCCCTGAAAGAACTCCTTCAGGTCCTCCGTCTTCCGAAGAGTATGATGAAAAGGCCGAGGATGAGGGCAGCTATCATGACGTACATCTTCTGGCGTTCGCCCGAGTCCCACGCGACTGGCGGGGGGAGGCTCTCGGGTCGTTCTGGTGCGTCCGGAACCATGATGGTGTCGAAGCGGAGCAGGAACATATTGCGTCCGAGGTCCCGACCGAATGCTGAGTCGTAGAAGAGATTTCCGTTTCCGGCGTTTCTCCATGAAATTGTCAGCCGATCGAGACTGTCGATGCGAGATGGGTACTCGATGGCAATCTTGTAATTTTGAGAATAAAATTCGTTGTTGTACGTGAAGCTCGTGTTTGAGAAGGTGGAGGCATTCGAGGCGAGGGACGTGGCAGCCTTGACGGGCACAAATGCAAATGCGCCGGAATAAGCGTTCGAGTTGGGAACGGCGATCGAGTTTGCAGTTTGTGTGAGTGCAGATGCGACCAGCGTCTGTGTCGAGCGAAGCTCCGCGATATCCAAAGTCAGATACTGCGAACTGAAGACGTTCGGCAACATGGCAGAGACGAGCTCAACCTTGCTGACGTTGTAAATTGGCGTCGACAGAAAAAGAGTATATGAATTTGAATTTGGAAATAGAGTCTGATTACGGTTGTTGGAATCTACGTAGACAACGTAGTCCATTCTAATAGGGCTTTTGAAAAAAGCCCGTCCGGTCTGTCGCCCCCTCACATGATGGGGATACCATCGCGGCCAGGGTACAGACACACGTTCGGCTTCGAACAAGTGATCTTGAGAGTCAGATAGGTCGGGCCTCCGGTAATGTTCGGTTGGGCTCCAGATGCCAAATATAGGTTCACGGTGAATTTCTCAATCTGCCGAATCGGCTCGATGTACGGAACTTCAACAGGGAAATAGCCATTGGTCGTAAAGATCGTTCGGTGGTTCGTCGTGGCATTGTCATCGATAGGAATAAACAAGACGGAGGTTGCGAGCTGATTGACGTTCGAGACGGTGATTGACGGTGCGGCGCCCTCGTTCGAGATAATGCCGGATACCTGACTGCTGTAACGGAGATATGTCTTGTCATTGAATTTTGACTTGAGTTCCTCAATGTTGATGTAATAGCCTGATGTAGTCACGGGGGTGTTGGCGTTTGCGTGAAAGCTGGCCGAGAGGATCTCAGCCTTGATGACGTTTCTCAAAGGGATGTTCATGTAGCCGACAAAGCTCGCATTCGAGCTGGCACCGACTGAATCAACACGGATCGTGTACACTTCAGTGTCACACATTTCTATTATGTACTGGGAATATTTTGGGGGAGGAAACCTGTGGTTTCCTCACTTCTCCAGCAGAGAGCCGCCGACGCCGTCAGCAATCGCATAGTCGCGCATGTTGTCCTTGACGTACTCGCCAGAGTTGCACAGGCCACCTGGGGTCAGGCCACTGCTGTAGTAGGCGGCGTCCTTGGAGGGACCCGCCACACAGTCCAGAGACGGCTTGATGTCGAAGATGCTCTTGGGGTCCGCGCTGACGTTCGGGCCAGCGACGATGGTGAGGGGAGCCGGCTCGTAGGTGGACGAGCGGGCGGTGGCGCCCTGGACCAGGATGACCAGGATCGCCAACAGAAGACCGATGATGGTCGCGTTGATAACCATCTTTCCAAACTTGAATGCCATTTGAAAAGAGCGGAGATTTTTTTCAAGTCAAGTCCAGAGTACAAGTTGGCCTGCGACCAACTTGGCCGACTCGCGTTAAAGCCAGTGAGCACTTTTCTACAAAACTGGTAGATGGAGTTTTCTTTTGACACGAACGAGGGCAAGACTATGGCGATGAACGATGACGAGACTAAATTGCTCGACGAGATTTCATTTGCGCCCCCCGAGCGGCGTTCGGCTCCCCTTAAGCCCAGGCAGTCCCGCCCCAGTCCGTTCGCCAAGCGGGCTCCTGGACCAGTCGAGCACCAAGTGGCCCCAGACGACGGCCTGGATATGTTCATGAACCCCGGGAAGCGTACAGCCCCGCCACCTCCCATGGCTGAGGAGTTTGACGGTGGCGAGGAGGAGGATGACGGCTTCGAGGAGGGCGCCCCGGAGGGTCAGGAGGGTTACCAGGGTGGTGGAAACAGCGGTCCCTCCGAGGGATACAAGACGATCGAGGACGAGAAGGCTGACCTTTTGAACAAGATTTCCCGCCTGAACAAGAAGGGCATCCAGTCGAGCCAGCGCCTGACAATCTACAGCGACATTGAGGAGATCCGGACCGAGTACAAGCGGATGACGTACGGTGTCGAGGTCGAGCGCTCCATCAAGTTCCAGCGTCGCATGCTCATCGCCTGCGTGACCGGCCTGGAGTTTCTCAACGACAAGTTCGATCCCTTCGACCTGGCACTCAACGGCTGGTCCCAGAACGCCATGGAGAACGTCGAGGACTACGATGGCGTCTTTGAGGATCTCCACAACAAGTACAAGACGAAGATCCAGATGGCCCCTGAGGTCAAGCTCATCATGATGGTCGGCGGGTCCGCGATGATGTTCCACCTGACCAACTCGATGTTCAAGGCGGCCGTGCCGAACATGACCCAGGTGATGCAGCAGAACCCAGGACTCCAGCAGAACATGATGGATGCAGTGATGCGGAGCCAGGGCGGTTCCGGAGGATTTGCAGCTCCCTCGGCCTTCCCGTCTCCTCCCGGTCAGCGCGACATGAAGGGCCCCGGGATGGACTTTGGGTCCCTGATGAACATGATGGGACCTCCCCAGGCAATTCAGACGCGTCCTGGCCGATCGGCCGAGACCGACTCGGTGTCTGACATTGTCAGCATCGACGAGGGCGACCCGGACACGCGCGAGGTGGCGGTTGGCGGACCCAAGAAGCGGGGACCGAAGGGCAAGGGGAAGAGGGAAGTTAGTCTCTAGGCCAGCCGCGTAGTGGCTGTCCTGGAGCAGGCGAAGCCTCTAGCCGTCCCGTGGAACAGGCCCTCGAACCTTCCGGTCCGAGGCCCTGGTAAAAAATCTAATCTAAAAATAGGGAATGGCACTGTCATATGCACCATTCGATGATAAGTGGGCTTCAAAGCCCCCGGTGTACAAGCCAGAACCTCAGGCGGGGGCTGGGCGTGGAGGATTTCCCCGCGCCCCCGTCTCAGATGATACTGAGTGTAATAAGTTGATTTTAGGATTTGTGGCGGCCATCATCTTTATGAACATCCTAGACTCGCTCAGAAAGCCTTAGGGACCGAGTGCGTAGCACTCGTGATGAGAGATACAAGTCCTTCGGACTTGGCTTGTTCACTTATTCGCCGACGTCTGGTACACAGACGGCATCATGTAGGGGGTGCACACGCGGCGCGTCGCAATGTCAATCAGATCCTTCTCAATCGCAGCATTGATGCGGATCTGATCGGCCAGGGCTTGCTGGGTAATTTCTCCGGGAGCGAGGTCCATTTATTATGTAATCATATTTTAATGTCACTGCCGAGTGGAGTCGTTTGTTCAGCGGTCCTTTGTCCAGAGGGGCGAAAAAATTGCGCGGCTGGTTGCTGTCAGTGTGATGCCAACGGAAACCCACTTACGCAACCCGCTCCAGCACCGTATAGCGGACCAGCTTCAGCGCCAGCTCCTGTACCAGCTCCTGGACCCGCTCCAGCTCCTGTGCCAGCTCCTGGACCCTCTCCAGCTCCAGCTCGAACCATTCCGTGGTGGTTTTATTGGCTACTGCTTGCAATTGCGTTTATTATAGTTGCGGTATTCTCATACACCATGTTTATTAAGGAGCGTTAAGCAGTGAACATACACTTCCCCTTTCCAAATACATCGACGGGCTTCTCCTCCTGTGAAGCAGCGCCTGCTATTTCGAATCCGGACGATTTATAGATTGCCATTCTTTTTCGAGCCATCGAATGAAAAACCGACCAATGGTCCACGATGTCATATATTAACGGATTATTCAGTTTACCGGGGGTCTCTCGCATGATGCGCCCGATAGCCTGTGTTATGTCCGACTTTGGGCTGGCCAGGATGATCGTGTCCAGGACAGGAATGTCCAGGCCCTCCTGTGCCATCGCGAACGTCCCTATGATGATGCTCTTCCGGGACGACTCGTCAAGTTGAGCCTCCTTCAGGCCGCCATAGTACAATCCGCTCAATTCTGTTCCTAAATTAGCCAAGAGAAATTGACAATGCTCCCTACGGTCAGAGAGAATCAGGACCCTCCTGCCTCCCTCCACTGCATCCCTTGCAATTTTGATTATAAATTCAGTCCTTCTGGGGAGATCAGTGACGTCCGTGACCATCTGGGCCATGTTAATCTTCCCGAACCGGGTGACCGGGGGGGACTCCTTGAACGCTGGATCCTTGTAGGCAATCACCTCAACCTTGGTCGTCTTCACATTCTCCCTATGGACTCGAAAGAATTCAGGACCCAGAAACCAGTAGAGGATCCTCGTCAGACCATCCTTGCGTTCGGGGGTGGCTGTCAGTCCCAGAGTGTACTTGGGACAGAAACGGAACATGGCCTGTGAGAAGGCTGCAGCACCTATGTGGTGGGCCTCATCCACAATTAAGAATCCAAATTGATCAAAGGTCCGGGA